GTGTCCGGATTTCAGGCCGCGTAAGATTCGGGTGTTCCCTGAGACGCCGATGCCGACCCAGGCTGTAACATCTCCGCCTTGTGATCCGCCTGTCCCCATAGTAGGCCCTGATTGCGAACCTTACGGACGACCTCCTTGCCCTCCTGACTGCGAGCCTCCGTGTTGAGTATTCTTTGGTTTAATTGACGAGTAGGAGCGTTTTGATATGACACTTTCTCCAGAGCAAGTTCTTCAACGCTCGGGTGCGATGCCTCCCGATGACGATGAAGAAGACGAGATAGGCGAACTCGAAATCGCTGAGTATGTTGTGTTCATACTCGCGTTAGACACCTACTCGCGTTACCTCGAAGAAGCGACGGGTTCCAAGGTTGACGACGACTTGGTCCGGAAAGGCGTCCAGCTTGTTAAGATGGCTGATCGCGCTCACGTGGGGACCATCAAAGAGTTCCTGGGAGACGCGATGCCGACCGGGAGCCAGAAGAAAATGATGGACAAGGCGTTCCGGTTCTTGCCCAGCAACTCGACGAGTCTCGGTCGTCGTAGAATGCAGATGCAGTTCGCCCTCGAACGTGGCGGCCCGGCCACCCTGAGAAAGATATTCAAGTCCAACAAGGCTATCCGGGAGATGAAAGCGGCAATGGCCGCCGCCGACATCGAGGACGCTGATGTCGCTCTCGACAAGTTTGCAGTCATCCCTTTGAAGAACATGCGTCTTCGGAGGTGGATCGACATGGCGGCGGAGGCGGCTGGTTCCGGTTCTTTCCAGAATGCCGTGGCTGTGGGTTCGGAAGAAGCCGACGAAGATGTGGCAGCCATCGCGACAGCCCGCACGAACCAACAGGGCACGTCGCCGGACTCAGAAGAACACAATCAGGCTGTGAGTGAGAAGGATGACCGTCTCCTCGACGTACAGGAGAAAGCCACGGAGGCCGCTGAGAGGGCCATGGTGGTGTCGGGTGAGGTTGATGAACCTCCCGCCAAGTCGGAGGTTGTAGGAATCGCTACAGCCGCCGCTGTTGCTGTAACCACCGACCCTGCGAACCCCAACAACGTTCCCGCTCCTCTTCGTAAGCTGGATGACGAACAGAGGATGGCCGCCTTGACCGACGGCCGGGTTCTCGTGGCGGCCGGGGCCGGTGCTGGCAAGAGCACGACGGTCGTCTCTCGGACGGAGTTCCTGGTCAAGGATCGGCGTGTTGACCCCAGTCGTATCCTCGTGACGAGCTTCAACAAGAAGGCGGCCGACGAGCTAGAACAGAAGATCGGGACCGCGATTGGCGGCGACTCTGTGTCTCAGATGTCGGTCGGCACAATGCACAAGCTGTTCAAGAAGTTCATCGGGGAATACGGGACTGGTCGTGAGCGCATGGCAATGGGTTTGGCCAAAGGGCGGAGCGGATTCGTCAAGGGTGGCTCGCCTGTCGCCAGAGCGGTCCAGCGGATGTGGTCAGACTGTTACCCGGCTGATACGCCCGAAGAGCGTAAGGTCCCCAGGTTGAAGAACGTCCTTCTGGCCAAGGCCAAATGGGCCGGGAACAACATTACTCCCGCCAAGGCCAAGGAGGAGGCCAGGACTCCCGAAGAAGTTGATGCCGCCGATTGGTATGAGATGTACGAGGGTTTGAAAGGGGCCATCCCTGGCTGGACCGCCCCGTGTAAGTCGAAGGCGTACGAGAGATTCATGGGCCGATGGCGTCCTAACGATCAGCGCCTGGGTGACTTCGATGACATGCTCGTGATCTTCGACAACATCCTGAAACGAGAGCCAGCCGTCAGAAAGACCCTGCAACAGGCGTTTGATCACGTTATCGTGGACGAGGCTCAGGACCTGTCCGGCGTCCAGTACTCGGTCATTTCCCAGATGACTGAACACGTCAGTGACGGTAAAGATGGGAAATCATTATGGATTTGCGGGGACGATAAGCAGAGCATCTACGGTTTCCGTGGAGCGCGTCCGGACCTCTTCACCAGTCTAAGCGAGACAGAGGGCTGGACCACCAAGATGATTCGCACCAACTACCGGTGCCAGCCGGAAATTGTCGAGGCCGCGAACGCTTTGATTGCGCACAACGAAAAGCAAATCCCCATGGAGGCTGTGCCGTCTCCACACAAGGCGCGTGGGATGGCGTCCATTGAGGTTAGGAACCCTCCTGACGAGGCCACCGCTGCCCTGTCTGTTGTAGAAGAGATCAAGTCCGACATCACGGCCGACGGGAATGTGACGGACAACGCGATTCTAACCCGGACCAACAAGGAGCAACACGCCTACGAGACGGCTTGTATCATCCGTGGTGTCCCTTACGCCCGTAAGGGCACTTCGAGTTTCCTGGGGTCGCCTGAAACAAAGGCTTTCCTGGGTTACGTGGACCTCGTCATGGGGAGCGACTTCGGGAAGATGCAGAAGGCCCTGGCAGAGGTTCTTAACAAGCCAAATCGGTTCTTCGTCGCTCCTGAGGTATGCGAACAGGCCGTCAATGACTCTCTTTACGGTTACGCCAAGCGGATGGAACTGGATGTCAAAACGGTCAACCCGATCGCGGCCATGGAAGACGACATGTTCATGAGGAGCTTGGCTGGAAAGCTGGCTCGCTCCAAGTCCGGTTTCAAGTTCCGTAAGACCATCGAGAAACTCGAAGAGCTTCGAGGCGAGATGGGGCAGATGAAGGCCCGCTCCGAAGATCCTGAGTACACAACAACCGACCTCTTCGAGGACATCCTTGGTATGCGTGGCACTGCAACGGTCACGGATTCTGTCACGGGCCGTACTGAGTATGTGGAGCAAACGTTCCGCGAGAGCCTCAAGGCGGACCTCAGGGACGCTATTGGTGACGACGAAGACGCAGCCGCCGACGCGGGTGACGACGAAGAGGGAAGCGAGACCGAAGGACTCGGCAACGTCAGCTTCTTGTTCGAGTTGATCAAGAAGGACCCGACGGACCCGGAGGACATGATCACGGACCCAGGCACGCCATTCGGTTTCAAGGCCAAGATGGACCGGTATGCCGCTAAGGCCGACGAACTCAGGGTGGATGTCAAGAAGTGGGAGGACGCTCAGAAGAATCTACCCCCGGAGGAGCGGAAGCCGCCGCCCGGTGTCTACCTTGGCACCGTCCACTCGGTCAAAGGAGCGCAGTGGAAGAACTGTTATGTTGCGATGCCGAAGGGCCGGTTCCCGATTGTTCCTCCCGCCAAGCCGGGGGAACCGCCGCCCGATCCTGCGGTTCAGCAAGAAGAGTTAGAATCAGAACGACGGCTCGCGTATGTGGCGTTGAGCCGGGCCGCTGAGAATCTCAATGTCATATGCCCGAACGTGGTTGGGGGTAAGGCAGCGGGTATCAGCCCCTTTGTGAGCGAGGCTGGTCTCGCGGTAGGCCAGAACGTGCCGAAACCTGAGACGGAGGCAGAAGTCGAAGTCGGGGAAGAAGTCATCGAAGAGGAACCGGAAGTAAGAACGGCCGCCGTTGAGTATGAAGGCGTCCTACCGGACGACTGGGAAGAGGAATAAGCCATGGCCGCTCGATACGTAGAAATCACTCAGGAGGAGATGGAAAAGTTCTTGAAGAGGGCTTTCCGTGCTCTACGCCCCACTGACGGTACCAACCGTGGCGAGATTTATTACGACCTGAAACTCGGAAAGCATGTGGGCGTCCGTGTTTGGACTTCTATCCGACCGCATTCCGGTATGGGAGCCGGTCGTGGGGCTGATGCTATCAGAATTCAACTCATCAGCTTGAAGGACGACGGGCCGTTAGAAAAGGGTAAAGCTCCCATCGTCAAGCGGACCCAGAACTGGCGCGACAATGTTAAAAAGCGGGTAGGGGAGCTGGCCGAAAAGTTCGACGACAACGAGGAGTTCTGGGAGAACTGGGCAGAGACTCGCCAGCGACGTGGCGATCCTGAGAAGGAAATGGAGCGCCAAGAAGAGCAGCAAGAAGAGGCCCAGGAGGAGCGTAAGGAGCGGGAAGAAGAGGTCGAAGAGGCCGGTCTCCAGGGCTATCCCACTCCCGAAGCTAAATCCCGTCACCGCCGTTGTATGCGCCTGATGGGAGAGATTACAAGTAAGCAGGTCGGCTACATATTTTTCCTGTTGAAGGACGCCGGGATCGATCACAACCGGTGGCATGACCTGGGGCTGATGGACATAACAGGTTACGATCACATTCCAAAGCGTGTGCAGTTGAAGGAACTGTCCAAGGCTCAGGGGTGTATGATTATCGAAACCCTCAAGTCTGGCGACCGTTGGGCTTCCGAAGAGGACATCCCCGACGAGTACGCCGATTACCCGTCAGATCTGTAGCCGTTACATTTCTTCTATCAGCCATCCTTAGAGAGATGGCTAAGCGGCTGGCACTCGTAACAGTTGGGACCGACGGGGTCGTGGACTATGTCCAGATGCCTAACGGTCAGCGTTTCATGTTGGGACCGGTCTCGGTCCTCAAGCTCATTACAGGGCTTGTGACCAACCGTACGGCCAGGGCAGCGTTGAAGGCGTTTAACGAGAACAACCAAGTCTTGCTCTCGGTTGACCTCGATAAAATGTGGGCTTTGCTGCCTTTCCAACGTGCTCGATATTCATCTACTACTAACTCTCTTATGAAAAAGGGAGATCGTAGTTTTCCCACAGATTTGGAGATTGCTATGCAGAAGACCGCTTCTTACGAGACTTTTAGTTCTAACGTGGAGTTGGCGGAAGACATTCTCGCCAAGGTGGCGGCCACAAATGACAGGATCGAGGACTTGCTGAAAGAGGGTAAGGAGTTCGATTCGAACCGGGCCAAGACCGACCTTCACAAAATCGCGTCTCGCGTATCTGAGATTGCTCAGAACGTTGATCTCGCGCACCCGTGGGTGGAGACCGACCTTTCGACGCTTTCTGAGAGAGCCAACGAGATCCACAAGTTGTTCGAGCCGCGAAGCTAACACTGACCGGCTGCTAAATGGGAGATGTAAGATAACATGGCAAACGTAACTACCTCTGACTACATCTACCGGATGGGGACGGCCCCTAACACCCGCGCCGCCGTAAGCCAGAAGAGTAAGATTTACGGTTACACCGTGGGCGTGGCCGGTTTCCAACAACTCGGTGTGATCTCGGAGTTTGGCTTCGACGAGTCCCGCACGATCGATCCGGTTCGTGGTGTGGGCTACGGGGACCAAGTTGCTGAGTTGGTGCCGGGCGTTACCGACCCGATGACCCTGACCCTGAACAAGACGCTGCTTTACACAGCGAACTTGTTTCAGATTCTCGGTTACAAGGGCGGCATCGATGGACTGGCCAGGAGTTTGCGGCACCATCGTTGGCCCTTCGACATCAAACAGGAACTGGTCTTTTCGGAGTTATCTTCTCTCCAAGATCCTAACGGTGTCTCCGTGGAGGCAACAGTCACAACAGGGCCGACGAGTGCGGACAATCCCATTGTTACACCTCGCGCCCTTTTGACCTTCTACGAGGGTTGTTGGCTGAACTCCTACTCTGCGAGTTACGCCTCCGACTCGGCCATGGTGGCTGAGAATAGTTCCGTGACGGTCACGGATATCATCGACGGTGTATCTCAGTACGGCGAATTCATCGACACGGGCCTTGCTCCGGTGTCGGCAAACGGCAGTCCAGGTAAGGGCTTCTCGCTCAGATTCGCTAATAACAGCAACACAGTAGTTCCGGTCTAAGAACCATAGAGCTAGATGACAGCGGTTGACTAGATGTGAATCGAATCAGATTGAACCAAATGTACATGTTGTAACCGGCAGTACCCTTCGAACCCAGATGTAAATCACGTCGAGTTTTTAACGCTGTCATCCTCGCAACGAGGATGAGATGAGCACACTTACAGCGAAGAAACTCAGTGATGCCCTCGACAAGGCCAAGAACGTCGGCTTTGTGGAGGAGACCTTCACCGTAGAGAACTGCGAAGTCACGCTCCGTAACCTCCGCCCTGACGAGTATGTTGCCTCTATGGAGGCGTGTGAGGGCCTTGAGGACGTGGCCTATCTTCACGCTTACCAGAAGGAGCACCTCTCCAGATCTATCGTGGTGCTCAATGGGGTGGATCTTCGTGAGGTGAAACACGTTGAGGTAGAGGAACCTGATCCAAAGAAGAGCGGTGAAATGCGTACCGTCAAGGTCGAGCTTCACACGTTCTTACTTACTAACGTGGTGAACACCTGGGGTAAAGAGGCCATTTTCACAACGTACCGGAAGTTCTCGGAGGTCCTTGAGGCTGCCGAACGAAAGGCCAACGAGGGTGTTAAGTTCATAATGCCGGAAGAGACTGAGGAGGAGAAGTACCGGAGGCTATTGTTGGAAGCCAAGGAGGTGGAAGGCGAACTTCCCAACGCCTTGGTCGAAACCATATTGGGCGAGCACGGTTGGATGCAAAAGAGCACGGCCGAAGAAGCCAAGGCAGCCATGGAGAGGGCCGACCAACTGGCTCGCGAAGAGGCGAAGAAGGCCGAAGAAGGGTCTCCGGAGCCAAGCGCCCAAGAGGCCCCCAAAGTTGTTGAGAGGCCACAGGAAAGCACCGCAGAACCGGCACCTACCCCACAAGCTGCCCCTGAGCCTGAGACCCCGGCCCGACCGCCCGCTAAAGTTCCAGTAGACCCTCACGCGACTTTACAGAAGGTCATCGAGACCCGACGAAAGGCTCCGGTCCAGTCGGCCCAAGAAGAAAAGAGCGAGGACGAGAAGTCGTCAAGGGCGGCCCAAATCGCTGCCCTTGAAGCTGAAGCCGGTATTGGGGTTGAGGTGCCAGAGGGCGCGGAAATCCCTGTCCTTCAACCGGAAGACGCTCCGGAAGTAGCAGAGTTGAAAAAACAGGAGCCGGTGGACCCAAAAAAGGCCGCTAGGATTCTTGATCAACCCCCGGTCTCCGGGATCAACCCAAGGTTCAAGCCTCCGACAAGAGTATAGATGCCCGCTGATGCTGCACAGAGATACGAGGAGGAGCAGAGAAGGCTTAAGAGCGAATACGACGGCAAGCCTGTGGAGGATATTCGTGTCACTGCGCCCCAGGAACCCGAAGTCAACCCAAAGGTTTATAAGGATGTTGAGCCTCTAGTTTTTCGCGGATTTTTGACAGCGTCGGCGGAGATCAATGGCGTACCGTTTGTATTCAAGAGCTTGAACCACCATGAGTTTGAGCTTCTACGTTTCAGCGGTTTGCTTGACGATACGGCCGCCAAAGGCTTCTGGGACACCTTTTTGTCTTACGGCGTATTTATGGTGGAGGGGGTCAATGTCCTCCGTGATCGTGACCAGTGGCTTCCCAGGATAGCCGACACGTTTTCGCCTCTTCCAACAAAAGCCAAGCGGAAGATCATCCGACACATCTCGGAGATCAATCGACGAGTATCGGCTGCCACGATTCTAACCGAGGCGTACGCCATGGAGAGCATGTCTCGATACCGTTGGATGCAAGTCAAGGGCCTGGATCTGACGGCAACAGCGGTCACAGGAATCGCTGGCACCCAGTCACTGGGAATGAATTGGGCGCAGCATGTTTGGCGTGCTTTGAATCTGGCGGAAGATCGTAACGATCAACACGAGCGAGACTGGGACAATGCCAAATTCATAGGCTCCTGTTTCGCGGGCAAGGGTCTGAACAAAGTCTACGCGCAAGACACGGACCGGAGAAACAAAGACAAAGAGGAACGTATCTCTCGAAAGGACAAGCTGTTGAGAGAGGTGGTTCTTGGAGAGAAGGTTCCGGAGAAGACCACCATGTTACCCGGTGCCCAGGTAACAGCGCCTCGAACCGTAGAAGAGTTGGCCGATCAGTTAGAAAAGGACCTGCGGGGGGACCAGGACTGGCACGATAAGGTCATCGCAGATCACGAGCGTCGAATCAAGGAGCAGTATCAGGCTCGACAGAGACAGAGGGAGGAGGCTGCGGAAGCCAGCGCTTCTCGGTTTGGGAATCGCAACGTTATTGGAGGGTCAGAACTCGATGGTCTAACGGTTCAAGAAGTCGAGGAGAGAGTTAAACGCTCCAAGCAGATCCAGGCTCAGAATGCGGCCCGAATGCAGCTTCACTCCGTGCCTGATCAGGAAAAAACAGAGGCGTTCTTGGACAGGTGGGGCGCTACGGGGCCAGAAATAACTACTGAGATTGCTAATACAGACCGAGACACATCAGGCGCGACAGCACTCCCGGTTCGGAAGACGCCCGCGACAGACTCGTTTAAGAAATAAGGGTTAGATATGCCAGAGCCGTCCAAATCAGAAGTGCTTCACATGCAGTTCCAACTTGACACCAAAGACGTGATCAAGTCCATGGAGCATTTCAAGAAGGCAGCGAACAAATATCTCGGCGCGATTGAGAAGAAGGAGAGGGATGTCTCCACGACGATGGGGAAGTACATCACGAAGCTGGGTAAAATTAAGCCCGCCTTCGCTCCCGCTCTCAAAGCGATGCAGGAGCTTGAAGACGATATAGCTAAAATCGACAAGCAGATGGCTACTGCCGACGCTAGGATGCGAGGAGCCAGCGAGGAAAAGGTAGCAGCGATACAAGAAGAGATTAGGGGCATTAAAGAACGAAAGAAAGAGAAATTGGACGAGCTTGGTAAGCTCGCCAAGGAGGCTAAGAAGGACATAGACATCGAAATGGTCACGGGTATAGACGCTGCCCGTGAGGCAGGTAAAGAGATAGCAAAACCTCTTGAACTCATTGCGAAGAAGGACTTGCCAGGGGCTGGGAAAGCGTTAGGGGGCCTCTTAAAGAAGAGCGGGAAGGGGTTCATGGCCATGGGCGAAATGAAGATGGACCCCAAGGCGAAACGTGGAATGATGGGAGGCATTGCTAGGGGGGCAGGTGGTCTGGCCAAAGGTCTTGGGCCTATAGTGAAAGTGCTCTCCAAGGCCGCACCATTCATAGGGTTGATGTCAGGCGCTGTGATGGGCCTCATGAAGATTTTCATGGACGCAGAATCAGCGGCCAAAGGATTTCACAAGGGTATACTAGAGACAACGAGCACGGCAGGTTACTTAAGCCGGAATTTAGGGGACGTGTCAGACGCCTCTGAAGCGTTAGAAGCGGACCTTAAAGTAGTACGTGACGCGGCGATGGATTGGAGTAACGTCCAGTGGGGGATTTCCAAAGACACCGCTCAGGCGTTCATAAGTTCCCTGACAGCGGAGGGGGTGACTCTTCGCCGGTTAAGAGAGGAAACCGAGAGGGCGACGGCTGGTATCGATGAGATGGCTAATACGATCCAGATGTCCGTCGCCTACTCACGCGCTTTTGGGGTGAGCTTGAATGAGCTAAGCCAGCTTCAAGGTGAGTTGATGACTGAAGTAGGCATGGGCTTAGACACCGTCAACACCAGTTTTCAAATGATGACGAGAGGAGCCGAAGAGGCGGGGATGGCCTCTAACAAATTCTTCGGACTCGTTAAAAGCTTCTCGGCTGATCTGTCGTTGTTCACGCTTCGCATGGCTGACTTAGTCAAGGTTATGACGGTGCTGGGCAAGACCATGAGTCCGCGCAATGCCCAACAATACCTTCAGACGATCACTCAATTTTTCAAGGGCCAAGGATTGTTGGATCGGACCCGTGCCGTCATGCTCGGGGGAAAGAAGGAGGTAGGGGGGGTCCTCAAAGCTGACCTTGGACGGAGGGTTGAGGGGATGCTTACCGATCTAGGCCCGGATATAGCTAAGGTGTTAGGCCCTGAAATAACTAAGGGTAAAACAGGAGACGTTGTTAAAGCGATGGCGCAGTTCAGTGACAAGCTTACGGGCGCTCAACGAGAAGCCATACTCGATGCGACGATAATGCAAGGGAAATTAAATTCCGGGAACCTGATCGAAATAGCCTCTGCTTTGAAAGATGCTAGTCCAATAGCTGTGACACAAATCTTAGACAAGATCTCTCAGAAGAGGTTCGGCAAACCGATGTCCCAACTTGTGGGGCAACAGAAGATTGCGTTCGAGGCTATGACCGGTTTTAACGATGAGATGATCGATCAAAACCGGAAGGCGGCTGCCGGGGTTGAGCAGGTACAAATGGATTTGGCCTTCAAGATCGAGAGGTATCAGAAGGAGTCAGTGGGCAAGAGTGAGGAGCAACTCAAAGAGTTGCGTAAGCAGATAGGTATCACCGCTGTTGAAGAAACTCTAATGAAGAATTTGGGTGTCACTTTAGAGAAGGACGGGGCCGCGAAAGAGGTCCGTGACGCCACGGCTTCAAAAATTTGGCACAGTATGGACGCTAAACAAAAGGATTTGATCAAAGGCGTCGAAGACCAAAGGAATTTTCAAAAAGAGATTGCTGACCATCAAGTTAGTATTGCGGAGAGGTTGGGGATCATAGCCGATTTCTTGTTGAACAAGCTCTATAACATCATGATGGGGGTGTGGCATTCTATAGGGGACATCTTCAAGTGGTTAGGAGACAAGTTCGGCAAGGTTGTTGGGCGTGGGGTGGAGGCCGAACGCGGTCAGCGTTTCAGAATGGCGGCCACAAGGGTGGGCGACCCAAGGATGACCAAAGCCTTGGAGGACTCCGAGGGTGACATATGGAAAGCCAGGAACTTGATGATCGAGTCCATGGGGAAGGAGATGATAGCGGACCTCGAAGCGGGTAATAAGAAAGTACAAGAACTCTCCAAAGACCTATGGGAACTACCGAAAGAAGAACGGGAAAAGCGTTTAAAGGAGTTGGAAGGGACAGAGTCAATTGCGGGGTATGTGGGTACCACGAAAGAAGAACTCTACAAGATGAGCAAGGAGATGGGTCCTGATTATCTCGTGTGGTACCTGGGCGAGATGAAGAAGGCGATTGCTGAGTCGGGGTTCGAGGGAGCCGGGGGCAAAACTAAAGCCACGGCCGAAACCAAGGCCGTAGCCAAAGCGGCTCCTTCCCCTCCTCCTGACGACGCGCCGGTCCCGAAAAAGGTTGCCGAAGAGGTGGCCAAGGAGGACTTGAAGGCTCAAGCGTCAACCAAGGATTCCGTGGATGCTGTAGGGGAGACCGTCGCGGCAGGGGCTAAAGAAACCATTAAGGGTGTAGAGGAGGTCAAGAAGGCTATCGACAAACCTTCGAGTGATCACAAGAAAGCGGTCACTGACTCCACTCTCGAAGCCATCCGCAAAGGGCTTTTTGAATATTACATGTACTCCGCGTTTGAAGATCGAGCGATGGTGGCCGAAGGCATGAAGTCAGGGGCCTTTGATCCAACGACGTTTGGAGAGAAAGTTGCCGAAGGCGCGACGAAGAAAGGAGACGTGGCAGACACAACGATTACGAGCCTTGTCGAAGCTAAAAGAGTGAAACCAGCGCAAGCTGGTGGCCTTGTTGCCAGTATAGTGGATGGTAAGGCCACGTTATCCAGATTGCCTCCTGGGGAGGGGTGGACTCCTATAGGTGTTGGAGAGCGGATTCTTCCCGCTGGGGCTGGCGGGGGCGGCAGTGTGAAGGTCGAGTTGGCGTTGAAAGGCGATTTCGGCCGGTTTATCCAGGCTCGCGTCATCGAGGGCACGGCTCAGTTCGAGAAGAACAAACGTCTGCGTTGAGGGATAGATGCCACGTATTCCGTCAGCAAACCCTGATTTCGACGAGCTACAGGTCCCCACCGAGAGTCCTAACTACTCCCACGGGCTTGAGCGGCGGAAGACCAATATCCCCATGGCGTTTCAGATAACAAGTCCGTTCAACAGTCGGAGGGTGCTTCTTCCGCACGCTCTCGTCATGCATGTCAATCCGGAGAGCCTCCAAGAGAACCACATCAAGAAGGTCGAACGTTTCCAGACCCGTGGTGGGTACGTAGAGCAACACTGGGGCGATGAGCTTTCGGACCTCAACTGCGACGGCTCTACCGGTGCTTTCATGAACATCTACACGGGGTTGTCGTCCGTGCTACGGCAGAAGACCATAGCCTGGGACCGTTACCGGGACCTCCACGACCTATACCGTAATAATGGGAGCGTCTACGACCCGTATGGGAATGTTGTGCTCCAAGGCCATGTGATGCTCATGTATGACCGGGGGACCTACTTGGGGTATTTCCGGTCGTTCGACGCCGAAGAGAGCGATGAACAACCTTTCGCGTTTCGCGTGTCGTGGGCGTTCAAGGTCGAAGAGGAGATTATGAGAATTCCTGGCCTGGGTGTTAATCCAACACAAAGAGGTAAATACGACGCGAGCGCTAAATACTTCGGGAGCACTAATAACGTTAAGAAAATCGTTACCACCTCAGAACCAGAGGTTGGAGCATGACGACAACTGAAAACTCAGAGCTAAAGACGTACCAGCAAATCGAACAGGAGGCCGACTTTTATCAGCCAGCCGTCTACGAATTGTTGAGTTTTTATCATGCTCTCGCGCTCCACGAGGACCCTCTTGACGGTCAGTTCATTCCTCTAACGACGGTTCAGCCGTGGGAACAAGAGCGGACGTTGATGTTCGCTGTCGGTCTGATTCCACCTTCTTCTAACGTCACCGGCCGGTTGCTGGATCGTACAGCCACTATCCGCACCCTCGAAGAGCAAAACCTGGAAGAGCTACAACAGGAAAACCCGGATGTGAGTTCTTCTTCCACGGGAGATCTTCCAGGCGAGACGGGTGGTATTTCAACGAGAACGACGGAGCCTAATGGCCCAACGTCAACGTCAAACAAGGACTTCTGGGTCCGGTATGTGGTGATGTGTAACCGACTAGGTTGTCAGCCGGAAGAGTTGGCACGTGTGATCCAGGCCGAGAGCGGCTGGAATCCGGCAGCGGGGGCCAAGAATAAGGACGGTAAGGTTACAGCCAAGGGTTTGATCCAATTCATCAAGTCAACGGCCACGGGTAAGAAGATAGGTATGACTCCGGAGCAGTGGGACAATATGGAGACCATGTCTCGGGAGGAACAGCTTACGTTCATAGAGCGTTTCTACAAAGGTCGGTCGAAAGGGAGAAACGCTTTCGAACTCAAGGCCGTGACACTCGGGGGCTTCAACAACCCGGACGGTTCTATCTACCACGGTAACGCCAGAGAACCCGAATACAGGAACGCCAAGAGACAACGCTCAGCTTACCAGAGGAACAAAGCTCTAGATAAGCCGCCCCCGCCGAAGGGGTATCTCACTCCGGAGGACGTAGCCTTCCGTCTGGCGAAGAAACCGTTAAGAAAGAAGTACCGTTCCAAGATCAATCAAGCCAGACGTAAGCTTGGTATGGCGGTTGGGTACGAGCCGTTTCAGCCAGACGGTCGTAGTTCGGGTAAATGGGCAAAAGGAGGTTCCAGGAACGCTAACAAAGCGTTCAAGACGGCGTGGGCGGTGGCCAACAAGGACTTGAATCAGACAAACCTTGGGAAGGAGTTCATGCACGCCCAGCGGGCGATGATCAATCAAACGCTTGACGCGCTGGACCAGATGGCCAAGACCCCGCCGCTGCGTCTTCTGGTCAACCCTCAGTCGTTCAGGGTATCGGCCGAGAAGTTGATAGCCGACGGTGGTTGGGGCCGGAACGGTCATATCATCGAACACTGGGGCGACAACCAGGATACGATTGAGGGTTCCGGTAAGATTGCCGCGTTCTATTCCTTGGACACGACGGAAGGTAATAGCCCTGGTCTCTCTCGTACGGCTCGGCAGTTCTCAGCCAGCTACCAGAACCTCCTGGCTTTGTGGCTTATTTACAAGAACAACGGTGGTATATATTTTCCCGATCCCCTTGCCGCCAGCAACTCTCACGCCAAGAATCTCTCGGTGTTAGGTTCTGTGTACCTTTATTACGACGGGATTCTATACGTGGGGTCTTTTGACACGTTCAACCTCACCGAGGCCGACGCAGACCCGTTTACGTTGGAATACACATTCGCCTTTACGGTGCGGGCTTGGTTCCTTCTCGATCATCTGGGCGATGATCAGTACACATACGGTCAAGGTCCTCCCGTTCCATCGTTGCCGACAGGTTCGGCTGATCCGCCCTTATCCACGGGTAACAACGAACAACCTGCCCCAGATGTGCCCCTACCCCCCGGAGTCGAAGAGGCGAGGATAGAAGAAGAGGCTTTCACTGGCGGCGGCGAGTTTGATTTTGATCTTGGAGACGTTTGATGGCTCGTGGACCTTACCAGGGTACTTTTCTCCCCAATGTTCGGCCGACAATAGTCACGGCTCCAGACGCTATTGTTTTCATTAATGGGGAACAGGAGGTGGTGAGTTGCCCGCAGTGCTCCAGGTCGTTTGATTTCAATAGGTATATCACGTCTATCCAGACAGATTTGAGCGTGGAGAGTGTGCCGGGCAGCGCGTCTATACAGTTGTCGATTCCGAGGCACACTATAGACGACTTTTACTTTGACGGTACCGCGATCATTACCCCTATGATGGAAGTAGAGATCTATGCCAAGGGGTATTATCTGGTCGAAGGTATTCCGCAGTATTACCCGATCTTCTGGGGGATCATCACGGAGGTCACGGACAACTACTCTGGCGGAGAGCACACGGTTAGCATCAGTTGTTCGGACATACTCAAGTGGTGGGAACTCTGTCAGATGAACATCAACCCTGCCTACACTGTCCCCGCTGGACAAAGAGGCAGGAACATGGGGCAGAACGTCTACGCCCAGACGAACCCCTACGACATTATTTTCTCCCTTGCTTTCCAGTCGTTCGGGGACATCGTCGTGGGAACAGGATCTTTGAACCAGTTGGTAAAAGAAACGGCCCAACGGCCGGTGTTTGACGCTGCTTTGGCTGATTTGATGGGCTACTGGCAGCAACGCTTCTCTCGCATGAGGAGTAATCTGGTTCTCTATGGGACTCAGGGCGTAGCAGTTCGCGGGGACACGCTCTACCAAGCCTATTCCCAGAGCAATCCACCGGGCACCGTCCCAAAGAAGCGCTTTGCGTCTACGGCGGTAAGCTACGCCAACGGGGGGAACGATGGCGGTCAGATGGTATTCGACCCCACGTCCTCCAATGTAGCCGCCTACCGGAACGTCTTTTCTCAAGCCGGGCAGGTAGATCTTTGGCAGTCTGAATTCCAGACGAAGTTAGAGTTGGCGAACGCTGCTAAGGAGGCCATAGGTTTCGAATTTTACATGGATGTGACAGGGGATATCGTCTTCAAGCCGCCTTTTTACAACCTCGACGTGTTGGGGAACAAGCCTGTCTCCTGGATTCAGGATATTGATATTGAAAGCTGGGATTTCGGAGATTCGGAGTCAGAGGTAGTCACACAGATTATCCTACAAGGACAGTGGGGAGGCATTAACGACTATGGGATGCCCGCCGACGTGACACCGTTCACATCTGTTACGGACTACCACCTATTGAGAAAGTACGGTTGGAGATCAAGGCCCCTCAATTCTGAGTTCATGGGCAACGTCCATACCATGTTCTACCATGGCTTGGATTTGCTGGACAGGCTCAACTCTCGTCGTCATAGGGGGACGGTGACGATTCCGATGCGCCCTGAGTTGCGTATAGGGTTCCCTGTATATGTCGCCCCCAAGGATCAAGTCTGGTACCTGCAAGGTATAAGCCATAGTTTTTCGGCGGGAAGCCGGGCTATGACGACTCTGAACCTGACGGCCAAGCGTTCCAAGTTCATCGCGCCTCGCGGGGTCGGAGTATTGAAGTTACAGAAGTTTTCCGGTGAAGCGGAAAAGAACAAGGCGGGGACTCCCGACTCCTTTCATTACAGTTCCCGGCAGCTATCCAAAAGCGGCGTGTTCAGTTTGGATGTCCGCAACGCCGCCTCCGTGCCGCCGACCGAAGAGGCTTTCAATTCTAAATCGGGAGACGACAACCCTTATGAACCCCTCATTCTACGGCACCCGAAAACTGGTCGAATCGTAGGCTATCCGAACGTGGTGATGGCTTACACTCGGCCGTTCGCCCCGGCTGACATAAGTGATCAGGCGGGTGAGAAAAAGGGTGGCGCGAACAAGTATGTTCCAAAGGAGGCTCAGGCTCAGACCCAGTTAGCCAAGGATGCTTACGACGAGAGAATCCATCCGAAGTTTAAGGCAAATGATGAAGATGCGTTGACCGACAAGTACCTGAACAATCGTTATCAATACGGTTTGAATTCCGCTGGTGTCTACATTTACGCCCACGACGCTTCTGCCAGAGGCGGCGCGATTAGCGAGATTCTAACACTACCGAAGAAGAACCTAAACGTCACGCCGAAGTCGGATTCTTCTTTGAATGTCCTTGCGTCTCAAACAGCCATGATACGTCCGGTGAGCGACGAAAGGGGGTTCGAGGTCATTGGCCATTACCGCTATGGCAGACGTGTCTCGTTGAAGGACGGCCGACTGATCACGAACGTGGACGCCAAAACTCAGAGCCGGGCCACGGTTGATGTGCAACTGGCGTTATCGGGCGGTATGCAGGAGATGTTAACAGCCGAGTCTCAAGGGTTGACCACGGTCCACACAGGTTATGCTAACCCGGCCGGAACTCTGACCACTCTGACTCCTGAGGAACGACAGAGCGCGGCCGTTCTGAACCCAGATAGCCGGGAACCGGAATTCGTTGATGTTGGGGACAACTTTGTCGATAACGCTCCTCTCGGGTCACAGCAAAATCAGGGTTCCCCCGAAGTCGAAGCCTCGCAATTGTCTCGGGCCTTAACTTTGATGGAGATGTCCGTCAAAGACGCTTCCACATACAACAATGAGAACTGTGTTTGTCTTACAGGGCGACAAGATCTGGCTTTCATCAATTCCGGGTATCAAGTTAGAACTCTCACGGGAGGTTCGTCGGCCGAAGAAGAACAAACAGCCTTGTCCTCCTTGGAAGCGTTGGGCGGTCCGGTTAATAGCGGGGCGTCACAAGCTGCCGCCCGGAACGTCAATTCCTTGACGGCCCAGGTACGCACGGCGGAGGAAAGATTGGCCGAACTCGACCGGCGGCTAAACCAACCTGACGCTGATGTAGCCGCTATCACCAACGAACATCTGGATCAGCAAAGGGTGGTTAGAAGATTGAAGGTCCGCCTCACGGAGGCGGAAGAGAGATTAGAGGAGGTGCAGAGCAAGTATCAAACCGAGAATTCCATATTCGGGCAGTCCAGCACAGAACTGATCTCCAAGGTTGACCGGTTTCTAGTTGATCTCTACAAGAAACTCGATACTCCTCACCAGGAGTTTGAAAAGGCTATCCGAGGCGACTACTTACCTAAGACTCCAAGAGTGGTTGCCACACAAGCCGAGGAGATTGAACGTCCGTCGCAGTTCGCCCCTCCCTTCTCTGCTCCTAACCGTTTCTCCTTGGGTGATCCAGAGGCCACTTCTGGGGCCATCGGAACTAACCGGGATAACATCTCGAAGTCATGGGAGGCGTTCGGCAAGAATCTCAGGAGCAACGCGAAGAAGTCTTCGTTGACAAAAGAGATCAGCCAGGATCAGGCCAGCATCCAACGCCTCACGCAAACCCGTGAACGTCTGGTCCAGCAATTGGAATCCGACGCTGTTGTGGTTGGCACTGATGTCCCCAAGGCCATTGAATCTATCGATGAAAGAATTGCCGAACTCCGCCAGGACGTGGCCAACAAACAACTTGAGCTAAGAACTAACACCTGATGACTGACTATATACCAAAGACCCCGTCGGGGTACGTGCCTGGAACTGAGTTCGTTGATCAGGGAGACCCTTACGGCTTAAAGCTCGGGATCATAACCCGCGTTGACGAGGTGGAACTCAAGTGTGATGTCAGGGTGATCACTGGCGGAGCGGAACGTTTCGAGATCGATTTGACTCAGGCTATGACCGGCCCGCGCAGCTTTTGGGGAGGTATTCCTGAGGTCAACTCCATGGTGCTCATCGGGTACCGGCGACGCCATAAGCAGATCTGGGACGCTGTGATTCTTGGGTACGTCCCTACCGGCAAACGTTCGGCCATGCGTTTTGATCCGTTGTCCGCGTCGAACCCGGCCGAGATCGACCCGGAGGACGCCGACCTTTACAGAAAAGTATTCACCCCTCAGACCCGTTATAAGCGACTGAAGCTACAGCCGGGTGACGTTGGCGGGATGTCCGCTTCGGGGTCTGAGTTTGCCCTCACCAAAGATGTGAGGATGATCAACCGGGCCGGGGATCTCTTCGAGCTTCGAGACAGCGATAGGACATTGGTATCGCAGTCCCTACATCGTGTGGAGAGTGATGCTGGGGTGTTTCGCCTCTCTGGTGCCGCTCGCAGGAGCGGGTTCTTTCTGCCGCCCGACATATTCTCAGAGGGTAAGAAGCTCAAAACTACCGACGAGGGTTACTACGGCGGTGACATTCTCAAGCGGTTTACTGTGTCTGAAGGCACGGTGTTGGACGCCATCAACAATGAAACAGCATTCCCGTCCATAACGTTTTCCAATGGGCGTCAGGCTCATTACCCCGCCAATTTGTCTGGCGCGAACACAGAGGATGCGAACCCCGACAACAGGGGTGTGGCGGAAGTGTACACAGAGGATCGCGTAGAGATATCCCACACCACTGATTTGACTCAGGAGGTGCGCGAAGAGGTCGATGGTTTTCAAATGGACAGGCGTCCGGTCTACATCGAACGCATCCTTGGAACCTTAATCGGGAACGACACCTCCTCGTCTACAGGGCTACAACAATACGGTCAGATACTTCGTCCCAGGATCTTCGATGATTTTCTGGCCACGGGGAAAGCCAATTTCGTTACAGAGCCTATCGCTAGATCGCCCCTGGACGACCAGGAGACTTACACGACGGCTGGCGCTTTTTTGCTTCGCATCGTGCCGCCGCCAAGTCCGGCTGGGAAGTCGGATACGACGAGCGCCTTCGCCGCCGCTATCTCTAAGCAGGGCAAGCTGTTTGTCAACATTCCAGGGTCGAGGGCTGAGAAGTATAGTTCCGGGGCGACCAAGAACGTATCCGCCGAAGTTAACATGGACGGCGCTCTCAAGATGCGTCTCGGAGCAGCCAAACCCGACAACATTGCTCTCCATTTGACTCTCGAAGGCGGGGCTGTCTTCGACTTCAAGGGCAGTTCGTCCGGCGCTGGCCTGAAATTCCGCACGCACTCGTCCTATGTTGTGGAGGCTCAAGGCGTCCAGGACAACAACAATGTGGCGTACAGCGAGAACCTTCAAGGCAACCGTGAAGCCTACAGTTCTGGGGATAGTGTTGAGAACGTCGCTGGGGCCAAGGCCACGACTGTGAACGGCGGCTACGCTGTCCTGGCCGACCGGTACAGCGTCAATGCTCAGTCCGGCATGGGGGTAAACGCTGGCGAGTACAATGTCCTTGTCTCCGGGAAGAGTCAGTACCAGTACGCCATGCAGGTGTTGGAAACCGTGGTGGTCGGAGGAAAGGTATCGACCGTCCTGGCCGGTGGAGTGGCAGAAACCATCACTGTTGGGGCAAAGAGTACCACCGTCGCCAGCGGTGCCATGGCCGTGAATGTTCCGGCTGGGGCCTATTCGGTAACTGTCGGGACGGGTGCTGTTTCGATTTCTACCGCTTCCGGAGCACTGTCTCTGGCTGCCGCCGCTGGAGCGGTGTCGGTCACAGCCGGTTTGGCATTGAGTCTCACAGCCGGGTCAGCCATGACGTTGACGGCTCCTGTGGGGATAGTCCTTACTTCCGCTCAGGTCCTCCTTGGAGCGCCCGCCGCAGCCTTTGGTGTGTCAAGAGGTATACCTATGCTGCCTCCTGGCTCGCCCAGCCTGGATTGGATCACGGGCTTACCATTACAAGGGTGCGCTGTGGTGAGATCTGTCTGATGCCTTTAAACCCGCCAGCACTTGCGACGGGATTCGTCGCCCCGAACCTACTTGCCGTCGGCAACATTGGGATCGGTGTGCCTAAGTTCTCACTCGGAGTGGCGATTGGGGTCTGCCAATACTTTGGGATTTACGCCAAGGTTACAACGGTTGATACCGGGACCCTTGGTGTAGGCACCAGCATCATACCATTGATCGTACCGTTCCCTCTTTTACAAGCCTCTTTGTATACCGGCTTTTCATCGATGGGAATCTTAGGCCCGATGTCGCCCTTGATGATTACCGGGCTATCAAATGGACTCATGACAGGTTGGATAGCGTTGGCGCTTATACAGACGAATCATCCCGGTATCGGAACGGGCACGGGAGTGGCCAAGATCGTCGGGGCTTCTGCGATTCCGGCCATGATCACTGGTCTGGCGGCGGTGGGGATGGTCGGTGAAGGGTCCATCAAAACGGCGACAGCTATTGGCATGGCCCTGGACATAACTTTTGCGGCGTTTGTTCAACCTGTGCCTATCGTGGGTTCGGCCTCTCCTGCGGGCGGAGTGGGTGTTGGATTCGGGTCGGTGATCTAATGGCTTTCAGTATCAGCGGATATGTGTTGGAACCGATTAGAGTTGGTCAAGCCAATTCTCCGTTCACACAGACGCCGGACAACTATATTTCAGATCAGACGGCTTTCGACACAGCCTACCCTTCTGATGAGTCGGAGCCTCGTAACGATTATCTGGTTTTGATCACCTCTGAGGGGACGCCAATCGCCGGTCTTTTGGCGAACGCGGAGTTCGGGTGGACCAAGAACGAGGTTGTCCAGCGCCTCGATTATCAGGCCGCTGCCGGTCGATTCGCACCTTTGCCTGGGAGCGTTGTAACAGAGGCGGGGACTCTCACTGTAGACTCCAACGTCGATCGGATAACGGTTCGACCTCCGGTAAGGTCCGCCCCTGTGCTGGGAGCGCCATACCGTCTGGCGGTCGGTTCCACGGGAAGTGGCACAACCTGGACAGTTTCCATCGTAGCCGATGACTCCGGGTTTGGCAGTCCTCCTTCCGGGACAGCCGAGTTGTCTCTTGAGACAGGGCACCTGAACTGGAACACCGGGGACCTGACGACCTACTCCGGTCAGCTTGTTCGGTGGCAACAGCAACAGTTCTTCGAGTTCAAAGATTCGACAAGCATCGGGTTGATCGACGATGACGTTGTCCTCTTGAACCCCATACCGGGTACCGGTCAGATCCCATTACTGAGGTTCGGGTTCGGGTTGTACTTGGAGACTGTCGAGTTCCCGACTGAGCCTTTGCCGTCCCCGGCGTCTGGAACGGTCAACTGGGCCTTGGACACAGGACGATTGAAGTTCAACCCGACTGACATATCTAACTACTCCGGGACACCGGTTTATTACGACGGCGTGTTGTACGATAAAGGGCTGACGCTTCCAAGACAGGTACTGGGCGATATCGCCGCGCCAGCGGCTATCACAGGGTTGCCGCCGACCGGCGTGGATTTGATTTTCGCGCTCCCTAACGCCAGCCCTTATTACCAGTTCCCTCAATTCACGTATCTGGACAGCGCCTTGTTCTCTTCGGGCAAGACCGGGGTGGTCCAGGTTGACCCGTCTTCCGGTGCGGTCCAGTTTTCGGCCGCCGATCAAGCCAAATATGCCGGGGAGTCGGTAACTGTCATATTCGGAGACCTTCCGATCGAGCGTGGTATTTCGGTCCGGTTCCTACGCACACCTGTGAATCTCGATGCGTCCCAGACAATCAAGGATGTCACAGCGTTTTATGAGGTTACGAACGCGGTTTGGGCCGACCCTATTATCGCGTCCCCTCAGGTGTTCTTACCCTCGACGCCTATCGACGATCCAGCCTACCCCCTCGTCATAGAAATCGCTCAGGGCCAAGGCACATACATATCGAGCAATTTCCCGCGTCTCGATGTGCCTTCTCCGCCGACAGGGCTTGGGTATTACATCGGCTTCGACGAAGGCGTGTTGTATTTCGCCCAGCGTAAGTATCAGACACTGGTGCCAATTCTTCAGCCGACCACGGGTGTCGCGTTACCGGACCCATTGGTCTTGACTGGTAACATTGTTTTGGAGCTTGAGACAGGTCCAGGGACCGGTACTTACACTCCGCTGGTTCTTGGGACTGACGCACTACTTGATCCGACTTCTGGTGTTGTCTCCCTTGTAACGAGCTATCCGATCATCGTGGAAGGGGTGGCCTCGTTTTCAGGGACCACATTTGAAGACCCTCTAGCTGATTTTGTCAGCACGGGCATTCAACCTGGGTATTTGATAGAGGTGTCCACAACGGCCGCCGAAGGGGTCTACACGGTCGCCAATGTTGTGTCCGCGACGGAATTGGAGACGGACGTAGCGTCTCCCGCGAGTGTTACCGGGGCGGCTTATACTATTCGGCAGAACCGGGAAATCCTCGCGGACCGGTTCTTTGGTGAAGTGATACTGATCGATCCGTCCACCAAGGTACAACGCTTACGGTCACTGGGGCCAGCTACTAACGCTCCTCGTCTGAACATCCCGACGGCATACGTCACAACCTCTGGTTTCCGCTTCGGCCCGGCCGCCGCCGCCCAGTTTGCCACGGTTGTGCTCGTACCTACGGACCTTGATTTCACCAGCCCGCCAGCCGGGACCGTGGAGATAAGCGAGGCGACGGGTAATCTGAACTTCTCCGCAGCCGATCTTGGGACCGAAGTCTTCTGGATGCGGGAACTGGTCATCAAGACCGACTATATCCTTCAAGCTGGTTTGGGGCTGATCCAATTTACTGACCGAATGCTCTCCCTAGAGGAGATCCTGGTTACATACACAACGGAACCGCCTTCCACTGAACCGCCGACGGACCCTGATCCTCCTCAACAGGAGTATGGCCGGTTCTTGATCCGTAAGGAGATCACTCAGGATCATCCAACCCCTACGTCCACCTTGGAATTCAACGTGGCTGGATTGGATGTGGCTGATGACCCACCCCCTGCGGTGTTTCGAGGCGGTCGCCCACAGGAACTCGGGGTTCAATGTACGGTAGATACGGCGGCATCTACGATTACGTTTCTCCCCGACGACCATTTGACAGATGCGCTGCCCCATGGGGCGACCATCGGGCCGGACGAGCGTGTCTACATCGACTACTACGTGACTCAGGCTGTGGGCGGGGAGAAGACCATCACGGTGCTCAATCCGCCCATTCTGACGGCTGTTGTTAACATTGCCGTGATTGACGAGAACGGGGACCCGAACAATAAATTCACCGTCCATGGAGACCACACCGCGAGCTTCCCACCAGACTACTTGCTTCGTATCGAGAACGAGCAGGTCTATCTGATAGGTAGCTCGACATACAACCCGACGACAAACGAGACCACTGTCGAACTCTATGGGAATCAGGTTTTCCAGGATGCGTTCACGGACCCGAACGTGTTCGTCTCTTCAGGAGCAACTCCTATCACGAGCGCCCCGCTGGCTCCGTCGTATTTCGCAGCGGAGCTTGAGAGTTTTGAGGCCATTGCGCGTGGGAGCAACACGTTTTTGATTTCGGGGGATCGGACCAATGCCTACCGCACCGGCACAGTGTTGTTGTTCACGGATAGCGGAGGCTCTTTCACCGATTTCCTACAGGTGTCAGGGACGGATTACGACGGCGAAACCAATCGTACGGAGGTCTCGTTAACAGCCAATGCGATTCGGCAGTATGTGTCCGGCTCCCAGCTTCTGTTTTACTCGGTGCGACCAATCTTCGAGCCTCCGACCACTGAGGTACAGACAAGTCGTGTTCCGGTTCTAACGGAACCTTACACGGTCTATCGGCGTGTCGAAGGGGAACCGGGTGTTATTCTCGTTGAACCAACCCAGTTCCAGATCGACAACTCTGGTCGGGTAATCTTTTCGGAGGCTCTCAAGGCCAGAGAAGAGTTCTCGATTTTTTACACGGGCTACGAAGTGGCGGAAGCGGGCATCAATCTACGTGCTTCTTACACGAGTCAGATAACACCCAACAGTTCTAACGGTTTGCTGGGCCAGATTTTGTTGGCCAACTATTCCATCCTGTCCCCTGACTCGTTCTACTATCGCGTTGAGACGATGACCAATTTCCGGGGCGAGTATGCTCAGGAGATAGCGTCAGACGCGAGCAGTGGTTCTTCTGGCCCGCAGACGGAGAACGCTTCGCAACCCCAACTGTTTGAGCAAGGCCGACCGTCTCTTTATTTCGACGAAAAACATCTTGCCAACCAGGATATCATCGCCAGATCCACGCTTCTTTTCTACAACGACGCCGTCAACCTCCTCGAAGTCTATCTTCGTGCTCTGGACGGTCGTGTTGTGGGCAACAATGACGGGCTGTTGCTGTTTGACGGGACAACGGGCGCGGAGCATCCTCCTGGACCAGTTACGAACCAGATTGACGATGTTATCAAGGTATCCGACGCTCCCTACGAGATAACCTTCCCGCCTTTCGCTGTTACCTCTATCGGCACCTTCCAGAAGTATTACATCCCTGGAACCAGGAGTCGTTTCTACCCGACGGACAAGAATTTCTACGCTGTGTCGGCGGTCACGCCCACATCGGAAACCGGGGACGAGGTCGCGGACACTGGGTCAACCAATATCACACTCGTATTTGGTTTGCGCACACGGCTCGCGTGGGCTGTCGTCATGGAGTCTACCGAGTTTTCTGGTCCGGCTTTACTCAAGGTAGATGTCGCGGAAGGCTCGGAGGAGTACGCTCGGCCACCTTTCAAAACCGGCATGGAGTGTATCGTTCAGCGCCGTGACGGCACCTATATCAACGATAGCAGTTCGCCTGTTACCGTTACTTCGGTCACAGCGACTACTCTTGGTATAACTGGCTTGGCGGGCACGGCGGACGTGGGGACTACTATTTATCGTTCCCCAATTGACGGCTCCGCTCAAACCGGTCCTGACGAGTTGATTTATTATCTCTTTAGCCGGGATTACTCGTTCAACGGAGAGAGCGGCCAGATCATTTACATCGAGGAGATTTCTTCGATATCCAACACGCCTCTGAAGGAGGAACAGGCTCTTTCGGGTAAGATTAATCTGATCAATACCTTAACAGCGCCTGAAAAGTTCCCGGCCCTTTATGGTGGCATCACAGACGACGACGGGGATCTGAGCTTCCCGATCCAGACGCCGGACCCGGATAACGAGCAGAACGGGTTCCTGTGGACAGAAGACCAGATAATCCATAATCCGACGGGCATCATAAGAGGTCTGACGACCTCTCCGTACGTGGCTACAGGTACTATTGACGGCACCGGGACGATCATTACTAACGGGGCGGGTCCATGGCCTCCTCCGCCTTTAGATCCGGAGAAGTACGATATAGCCCGTGTCATCGCTGGTCCCGATGGACCTTCTGCTTTTGCTCGCATAACGACCGTCGGGGCTAACACGATCACGGTGGACACGGCACTCGGGTCCACGCCGGGCGCGGTCACGTTCGAGATAGCGGTTAGCTCCATCACAGTGGGCGGGTTGGGTATGTTTGATCCCGATCCAACCATACTCTTCGACGCCACCGCGATCTTTCTGAGTCAAGCGAGGGTAGGTTACACCGTGGTTTATGTTGACCCGCCCAGTGCTAACACTGGGGAGCGTCGTCAAATCATAGATATTATAGATAACACGCACGTACGGTTGGACGCGCCTTTGCCGTCTACAGCCGGTGGTGCGTATCGAATTGATAACTCGCTGGCCACGTATGGCGGTTCCTCCAACGACTACTTGGCTCTTTTGAACGATGCTTTGACGGGCCAGTTGGGGGTATACGCCGACGAGCAAACGTACATTTTGGATTTCCTGGATCAGGTCTTCACCGACATCTTCACCAGTGCTACGGGAGAGACAACCGTTGGCTTGAAGACGCTCGATGACGTGAACGGCACCTTTCTTACATCAGAGGTGTCTCAGGCCCATTTCGTGTACATCGTGGCCGGACCCAACGCGGGCATCTATCAGGTCGAAAACGTCCTTTCGGAGACCCAGTTGGAGGTTGAGACGCCCTTCCCGGCCACCCAGTCCGGTATTTCTTACCGGATCGTGAAGCTCTTTGGTGTGTCCAAGGCCACGGTCCAGGCCCTCTTTACTCTCTATCAGAGTATTGCGGCCCTGGAAGCTAACACCATCGCCTTCCAGACATTGATTAACGACCCGGTTCCCGTAGCGGGGGTTCCAGCGGCGTTTGCACGGCCGACGCTGACATCCGACCTGGATGCCAGGGACGTTCTCGTGGACGCCCGTCTAACTACTGATATCCCGGCTACGATAGAACTTATCGAGAACATCCTGGCCAACACCGACAAATTGTACGATGGCCGGTACACGTGGATTGACACAAGGATCAATTTGAAGTCCGGCCTGATCGTGCAACAGGCCATAGCCGTTGATAATCGGATAGAGGCGCAAGAGGACTTCTACAACCAACTGATCAAACTGCTTGCCGTTGAGGAGGCTTAGAATGGACAACGAAAAGAAGCCGGGTGAGACTCAAAAGCAAGAGTTTCCAAAATGGGAGAAGCGCAACTTCGCGCTCAACGAACACATGAAACAGGTCTGCGAACTCGGTATTGCCGCGACCAAGGCCGAGATCGCCAGCCTCAAACGGAAGCTAGAGAAGCTTCAATACGGTAGCTAATGGCCGCACCTCCAAATTGGCAGTCTTTCGAGATCAAACTCCCCGGCGAGGATTTGCTGGAAGGGGCAAGGAACATCCTCGAAACCCTGATGGTCTTTTTGGAGGTCATCAAGGCCATTTTGGAGACTGTGAAGGCTTTCTTAATTGACTTCGGCAACCCGCTCAAGGCGCTCCTGGAAGCACTCATCCAGAGGATCTTACAGCTATTCGAAGCCCTCAAACGGACGGGTATTTACGGGTGGTTCGATGTCCCCGACCCTCTTGTAGATCCTAACTTCAACCGTTTCGTTGGTGGTTTTCCCGCGTTCACGACTCGCTACAAGGCCGGGTTATATGATTCCAGGGACCCTAACAGGCCGCAACCTATCCCGGTCGTGACGAAGAGTGGGTTTGTTATTATTGTGGCGGACGCAGAGGGGCCGCTGGGTCTCGTCCGGCTGATGAAAATCCTGCTCGATTTCTTGGGTAAGGAGTTTCTATCCCCTCAATATTTGGCCCCGGCTAACTTCAAAGTACTTCCGTTAGGCGACGACGGGGACCCTATACTTTCTGTCGTCAAGGTGTTCCAGGACCAGCCAGAGTCTGTTGTGGTTGAGTGGTCCCTGCCTCCGACAACTGTCCCAGGAGATCCAGGTTTCTCCGATCTATTCGGGCAAATTGCTACTCAGTTTATCCCTCCCAGGTTCCTCATTGAGAAGAGTGAGAAGAACCCAGCGGTAGGGGAGGTCGATGTATCTGAGCTAGGGAATCCTGACGCCTGTGGTCAGGTCACGGCGGAAGTCCCTACGAAGTTCGAGGCTCGCGGAGAGCCGGGCCAAAACATCATACGCAAGACCCGTCTGTTCGATCAATACAACGACCCGTTCTACAAGTTTCAGAAGTATATCGTCATCGACGCCACTACCAACACCGCGACTTTTCTTCTGGGGCAACTCGGCACCTACAGATACATCGACGACGATGTTGAGTTGAACAAGACGTATTATTACAGAGTCAGGGCTTACAGCGGCAACCTGGATATCACGGGCACGACAGTTAACTTCAAATCACCGGAAGCCAACGTGGTGGATCAGGTCCCTTTTATAGAGTGGCCCGGCACCGACCCGAACGACGCGCCCGTCATGGGAAAGGCTTCCCCTGTCAGCCCTATACGGATTCCGGAATACCCGGAGGACTTCGATGTCATCGAGAACCTCAAGCGGTTGTTCCAGACGGCGTTCTCCCTGAACTTTCACCTGCCTCCTGATAAGGATGAGAACGGTCAGGCCCAAGATCCCACAGATCCTGAGGATATTGGAAAAGGGTCTTTGACCTCTCTGTCCGGGCCTTTGTCGTCGTTTGCGGCTATCCCGTTGGTTGGCGGGGAGTTCGAGGGGGCCGGGTCCACTGATATCACCTCTATCTTCCAACCGGACCCGGCCACAGGCGAGCTACCAGAACTCCCTTGGAATAATTCCTTGGTCAGGAGGAACTCAACCCGTCTGGCGTCGATCGTGGCCGGGGCGATGTTAGAGGCCAACAACGCCGTTTCGTTCAAGGCCCTTATGGAAGGCCCTTACCCTGAGGGCGACCCGGACGTAGAGGGTCTGACGGCTACTAATATCTCAGAACTTGTGTTCGAGATCACAGAAGTCCAGGACCCCACGGAGGCGGGTCAGGGAGGGGTACAGGACGCGGGAGTTCTTTACTCTCGTGCTTTTGAGGACACCAAAGTTCGCGAAAACGTGTTAAGGGCTGTGAACTTCTGTAAGGCTTTTACTCTTGGTGGAACGCCCCCGGACTGGATTCAGATCAGCCTTCTCAGGGATATCGTACCTTGGTCGGGGCAGCTTCTATATGACTTGCTCGCCAAGATGCAAGCTCTTCTTGACGCCTACAAGGGTGTTATAGACGAACTCAAGGCTTTCATCGATCTTCTTATCCGTAAGATCGATGTCCTAGAAGAGTTCTTGGCTTATTTGATTTCGATTTTGGATTTTGTGTTAAGTCTTTCGGTCGGCTTCTACATTCTAAGTGTTCCGTCTGTGGAAGGGGATGTCAACGAATGGGTAAGGTTGATCGATAACGCCGGGGGGACACCGCCACCCAGCGGTCCCGGAGGGTACACAGGAGGCGTGTCCTTTGCGTACGTAGCGGTTGATATCGGCCCATTTGAGGAGGCTTTTTCTCTGATCTTCTAATGGTGCCGTATAACGTGGAGGCGTAAGTGTCTTTTGATTTTAACGGTACGTTTACGGCCAGTCAGTTCGAGCGGTTCAAGAAGTATGTACAGGATCAGGTACAGCTTATTGACGCTCGGATCGTACACCTGGAGTCTGAGCGAGACCGGATAGGCAACTTGGCCTTTGCGTTTGATGACGGAGGCGTCCCGTCGGCTTACGCTGGCGACCCGCCCACCACATATGTGGGGAAATTGTTTGGGGTTTACGAGGCCCTTGGAGGCGAGGTCGAATTCGATTTACAGGTCCGGAGCAAGAAGCAACCTGTCTACCAGCTTGCCGGGGACGAGACAAAACCGGCGCAACTCATGAGCAATGGTGAAGTTCTTAGTGTTTTGGGCATGTCTGACGCCGAATCGGCTCTCCTGATCCAAAAGATGCGTCACTGGGTCGGTGAGGACCTCCACAGGAGGAGGGAGGCCCTAGAGCGTAAGATCCAACGGGCCTTGGATTACGCCGATCAGTTAGAAGCCGAAATCAGCGAGTTGAGGCTACTCAAGGAGAGTGTTGAGACTGACGGGTCCTTGGCCTTCTACATTAGTGAAATCGAGGCTCTAGCCAATGATCGGCAATACATGGCGATCACGAACGATAAGGCGGACCCAGATCCGCACGGTAAGCTCGCCCGCGCCCCTGTAGCTGGGTATATGCCAGGGCCGGAACGCGGCGATCCTGTTTCTTACGAGCGGACCTTGGACGGGGCCGTCAAGCCGAAGGCGTAACATGTCTTTTGACTTGCAAATAGATCAGGTGTGCCCACACGAGGTGGTCGAAGAGGCGCTGTTCGTAGCCGACGACCGACAGACTGTTCGCCCAATACGGCCGATTTCATCTACAACGTCCGTCAAAGTCTTGTTAAATAACGAGGTTTCGGTGCCATCGGAGGGTGTCTCCCTCCCGGCCAAGACTTCGGGCACCAAGAGAGGTCCTTTTAGCGTCACGACTGGGGTTGATGACACATTGGACATATCGGTGAACCAGGGAAGTGTCCAGACAGCCGTTCTTCCCGCTTTGGATCGTATGGACGCTGCTCGGGTGGCGGCGCTCCTGAATCGGCAGGTTCGAGGTATTACCTTTTCCGTGGTGAATGAGCGGTTGGCGCTATCCACCCTGGAAAGTGGTCCGGCCAACAGTTTTTTCATAGAGAGCACGAGCACGGCAGCCAGCGTCTTCGGGTTCCAGGCACACCGGAATTACCGTGGCCAACAACTTGTTCCGGGGTGGACTCTTGTTGGCGATCCCACAACCCTTGAGGATCGTCCTACTCGTTTGGTTATCTTCGACGAACCCCTACGGAGCGGCTCCGACTTCGTTGAGATCTCGTATGTTACGATCCGCGAAGAATGTCGGCGGTGTGGTGGCGTCGGCGTCGAGCACGACTGGCGTTATGACAGGAATGGCAAGATCATCGAGCTTCGGGATGAGGCTTTGCTCATCCAAGAGCTACAGAAAGACTTTTACACGATACAGGGGAGCAACCCTCTGCACACGTGGTACGGGACTCAACTCATCGAGTCTATAGGCAAGAAGATGGCAGCGGGCGGTTTCACCCAGAACATTATCACAGCGGATTTGTACCAAGCTTTCAACCGTTGGCAGTCTATCAAGAGGCAGCAAGAAGAAAATGTCGGGCAAACCGTGACGGACAGGGAGTTTCCGTTCAGGCTTTTGTCGGTGGTGTTAGAACAAAGCACCCAGGACCCGACTGTTGTTTTCGTCACATGTACTGTTCAAAATCGTTCTAGTGAACCTATCCAACTCACTCGTGGCTTGCAGTTGCCAGAGGCTTTGGAACTCCCAGACACAACAGGCGGAACTATCCGGCAATCACTAAGCGGGACGGTCTTATCGGGTTAGAGTATGGCAACGGCTCCACAAATAGCGCTTCGAGACGGTAGTGGGTACACCACTAACCTTGTGTTCACCACTAACCAAGAGGCGATCGTTATCGAGGGTACCGTTGATGTCCCAACGGTTTCGATCCAGATCTCTGTGAACGGTGCTCCGTTCGTATCTGACCCCGACTTGGTAAGCTTTGTTCTACAAGGCTTCACGATCCCCAATTTATCGGTCTATCCGACCGGACTGCCCATAGAGTTTGGCGTTAACACAATCCTGATCAGGACTGTGGATATTGTAGGGAGTGTTTCGGCACCTTCTTCGGTTGTTGTGACACGGGTGGCGGAGCCGGACACTCAAGAAACACAGACTCCCACGGGAATAAGAGTCCATCGGAATAGAGACACGATCGACATTCTCGTCGCCAAACCCCAACCTATCGAGAACGTAATCCAGGACGATGAGGGTGATCTCGTCATTGTTACCACTGACACGGCCACGTTCTTGGGTTTCAACTTCTATGCGTCGGTAGAACCGTCTGGAACCTCTGGTTACTACCGGATTAACGAGAAACCGGTAACGACTCCTATTGAGTATGAAGAATCAGACATCCTGGACTACGAGGACTTGGCCGAATGGGATGTGAGTGCCAACAAGAATCTGCGAATCCGGGTTACGGAAGAAGACGAGTTCGGCAATGAGTTAGAAATTCGGATGGACTCCTTCCACGACAACCAACAGTTGGCGGGGCGACTTCGTTTCACGAGCACTCTTCAGAACTACAGGTTCGACGAGTTTATCGCATGGACCCATAGTCGCGCAGGAGGGACTGGTTTCATCAATACGGATCAGTTCATTAGTGTCGATGACGCTGCCCCGCTTTACTATGTTGTGACGGGTGTCTATTGGGACCCAACCACGAACACAGAGGTGGAAACACCATATTCGCAGGAGGTTCTTGGGTCCCCATTGGTCATCGACACCACGATTCGAGATCTTCCAGGTCGTACGCAAGCCCAGATTGTCACGGACTATGTAGCCGCCGTCCTCAGGGTCAACGCCGAAATCTCCCTTGTTCCTGGTTCTGTCTCAAGAGACGTAAACATCGACCCGTTTGCGTCGGAAGCTGAGCGCATTTGGTTCTTGCTGGATTTTGTTCACCGGAGCCAGAGTTTCCTGACCCTGCTTGCTATTGACAATGTGAGTGGGGACGGGACTTCGGACCCGGTTGTGAGCAGTGCTTATAAGCAAGCCCTTAAGGCTGCTCTCGGGTACACGAACGACACGTCGGTCCAGTCTCTTATCGATCAACAGTTCGATAAGTTGGCCGCCAACGTCAATCTAACACGACTGGCTGGCCGACAGGCGACCGGCACTCTGACCCTCTACACGGCAACTCGGCCCTCCCAGGATATTACCGTACCAGCGGGGTCTACTGCTATTTCCACGGCCGACGAAGAGACCGGTGTCACGGCTCAGCGGTTCAGAATCGGCGGATCGTTTGTGCTTCCGGCCGATAACGCAGACGCTTATTACAACTTCGACGCTCGCCGGTACGAGCTACGAGTCTCGATTGTGGCGGAAGCCGCTGGCTCGGCGGGCAATGTTCCAGCCGGGGCGATCACGACCCTGGTCGGCGTTAGCGGTCTACAAGCTACCAATGAGGCTGCCACCGTTTTTGGTGATGACAGGGAATCCAACGCCGCCCTGGCCAGTCGGTCGATACTGGCTTTCGCGTCAGTGGATACTGGTACAGAAACTGGTTATGCCGCGACTGCCGCCGCCAAGATCGGCGTCATCAAGAACAAGATCATCAAGAGCGGCGACAACCTCATGATGCGTGACTACGATGAGGTGCGAAAGAAGCACATCGGCGGTAAGGTCGATGTTTGGATTCAAGGCGTCCAGGAGCGGCAAGTTCAGGACACGTTCGCTTTCACCTTCGACGTGGCCCGCGATACCCAGTGTCAGATTATAGACGTAACCAACCTCATCTTCCGTGTCTTGGATTCGCGTGTGACGCCAACCACGCCTATCATCGAGATTTTGAACAATCCGTCTCAGGGGCTTGGTGTTCGGAACGTCACCACGGGGACGGACTACGATTTGACCGGCGTTGTTATCCTGGACTACGAGACGTTCCAGATAAACACAGGTATCCCGCAACCGGCGACAGCCATCGACGATATCATTCAGGCGGATTACCGGTTCCGGGTCGTGAACCGCTTCTACATGACCTTACAACCAGTACGCCGGGTCGTGTCGGTTGTGGGACAGATATCGGGTGCGCTGGACCCAAGCACTCACTATCAGTTGTACAAAACCGACGATCCGCTCCTGGACGGCGAGAGCACAATTGCACAGAACTACGTGGCTATCACTCCGTCGGGCGGAGTGCCCAGTGGGAACACAATAACTGTCAACGACGAGCTTCACGTTCTCATTGGATTCGAACAGGAGCCGTTAGGGAGTGTTGGTATCAACACTGCTACAATACGGGTGTTCAACGAGAGTCGAACGCTCGAATACGAACCTCCCGGCGCTACAGCACCCGATTATGACATAGTCCAGGGAACGGCTACTACCCCTGCCAGGATAGTTCGGACAGAGGCTTCCCAGATTGCCAACGGCGAAGAGGTGTCCGTGGATTATGTCCACGACGAGAACTTCATCGTCACGTACGTGATCAACGACCTTATCCAACAGCTACAGGCCATCGTTAACAACAAGCGGCATGTGACGGCCGACGTTCTGGTCAAGCAAGCTGTCCTCAACGCCGTCGATATCGAGACGACCGTCCAGTTGGAGAAGGGGGCTACGAAGGACAACTCTGACCCTGTTATCCGGAACAACGTCTCTCTTGACCTGAACAAGAAGCTCATCGGAGAGGACACCGCGCAATCGAACGTGGATGCTGCGATCAACAACAGCACGGGCGTTCAATTCAACGTCTTGCCAATGGCTCGGATGGCGTACCAGGATGTGAGTCAACGCCTCCGGGAAGGGTTACGTTCAACATACGTTCGGCTCCCGTCGCTGGATATTGGAGGGAACCTCGCCTACATCCTGACGGATGCCCTGAATTACCCAACCACCGACGGAGGCGGTCTGGATACAGAGCATAAAGGCGTGTTCCAGGACGATGAGGCCATGACGCTCTCGACTACCCTGGCTCTCGTATGTTCGGCGGAGGACCAAGCCTACATCATAGGGTCCGGTGGCGCGGTAATCGTGGGGTACTCCGACGATGCCACGCTCGCAGCCGAAGGGTTTCTACCCAACGAGTATGAGGCGGAGCGCTTACGCCGTACGGCCAACCACGTGGTCCTGTCCCTGTTGGGGACTGGGACTCCTCCCGACAACCCCGAAGAGCATGAGTACGCGATCAGTTATGTGATTCGAGGAGACTCTGGCTCCCACGACATCACGGTGGCTTCGATGGAGGCTCTGAATCTGGGAGTGTTCACGATAACCTACAGAGCTTACACGGAAGTGTGAAGAGGCGGTAAGAATGGCTAGATTCGTTTTTGGCGATGACCGTCTCAACTCGACAGTCGAGCAGAAAGGTAAAGAGTATAATCTGCGGCTCATTCAACGAGCACAGACAATATTCACTACCCTGTTAAATCTGCTCGCTTCTAACTATCTGTCGAGTGTCCAGGGGCCGAACTACACACAGGCCCTCAAAGCCGTGGCGGTAGAGATAGCTCGGTTAGAGTTGGCACTTGAGGACATCGATCGGGATAGGCAATACGCGACAACTCGGTCGGACTTTCTCTGGTCGATCGTCGGGTACATGGTCTTGGTCAACAGCAAATTGCCCGATCTCGGTTGGTCAGACGAGGAGTTCCGAAACTTCTTTTTGAACCTTATCCGGATTTACTTTCAAGGCTCTGTTCCTGAGTCGATGAGCGACGCCGTGGAGTTGTTCATTTCCGAGAACATTATCGTGACGGAGAACTTCTTGCTTACTCGGCAAGGGGCCGGGGGATATGACATCTCGGACCAGTTTGGGTTCAGCGTAGACTACTTGGTGCCTCCCGGTGGCGGCTTTCCTCCTGACGTGTTCGACGCTGACGCGGCTATCCGTCAGATATTGGATTTGGTGCGCCCGGCACACACGCTCTTTCGTATCCGTTACATCTTCTCAGACGAGTATTTTCCGAACGACCCGATCGGTAAGGTTCTTGACGCCATGCGGTGGAGGATGGGCATCTATTACTATGATGACTTCCGTTCTTATTGGCAGGGGATACGGGACCGCGACCGGCTCGGAAAGAAGACGAACCGTTGTGTTGTCGGGGAGGATCATTCCGATGACTTCTAATCGAGAAAGATTCTCTAGCTCAGCAAGTAGTGAATCACCCCATGCTTGTAATTTGCACTGACAATGGCCTGGAAGTAACGTTCGGAAGCTTACTCTCCTTCCACGATGCCTTAGATCTGTCTTCGTACCAGATCCGACCTTCCGCTGACGCGGTTTCTGTCGCCGTTTCCGACGTGGACTTGCGGTACACGGTGGTCCAGTCTGGGGTCGGGTTCGTCGGCCCTTTATTCGATAACGCTGCCGCACTGGTAGGCTCCTCCTCGTTACACGCGAAGCCCACCTTGATAGCCAGCGGCGTTTTGTATGGTAGTGGGATAGCTGTTGAGGCTGACGGGGAAAGCTCCATGACGCCCTCGCCGGGCCTCTTCAAGTCCGCACAGGCTACTTTCGAGGCCGTCTCTAGCTTCGAGCCGGTCGTTGATTCTAAGACGACGGCTGAAGGGGCGTCATCTTTTCAGGCGGAGCTTGCGTACTCGAACTCCACGACCCGCAGGTTTTTACCAGCGAACGCAACCCAGCCATTCGAGGTTGGGGACTTCATCTCACTATCAAGTGCCGCGAACAACATCCAGTTTGCCCAGATCGTGACGGTTTTCTCCGACGGTTCGTTGGAGTTGGACCAGGATCTGATGATCAAGGACCCCAGGAACGGCTCTATCCCATGGGTCCACACCAAGGGGTTAGAAGGGGTCCTGTTAACGACTTCCCGACACACAGGGGGCGAGCCTTACACCTTGGAGGTCAGCGCTCTCTTCGACCGGCTGGGGGTCTCCTACGACGACTCTCAGGCGTACACGGGGTGCGCCCCGCAACCAAGGGTCACAGGCGCGGAGCCTCTGGACGATGGTCAGGTAGTCGCCACGTTCTCCTATCCCATGAGGATCGATTCGGTTCTACTGGACCCCGGAGAGTATGAAATTACTGGACCCACTACTGTTGCTGTCCAGACCGTCAGAACCCTGTCGGACGTAGAGGTGGCGCTCACGACGGTGGGCCTTTCCAGCGGGGATTATTTGCTGACAGTCAATGCCACGAGCACACCCCACGACATAGCGGGGAACCCACTGGACCCGACGTGGAATCAGGCAGCTTTCACAGGTAGTCCGGCTATCACGTCTCGAAGCGTTTTCACAGACCAGGGTCCGATAACAAAACCGGCCTTGTCCATCCAGACGGGCGCTACAGCCACCATCGACAGCGCGACCCAGTTGACCCTCCCGACAGCCATAATCGACCCGTCCCACGTGGGTCTTTATATCGCCCTTACGGGAACGACTCTCAACGCGGGGACGTTCAAAATAGTCACCCGTGTCTCGGCCACAGTTGTGAAAGTGGTGGCGAGCTTCACCGTGCCGGACCCGGCCAGCGGTTCGATTAGCTGGGACCTCTTCGACCCCAGAGACGGTGAAATAGCCGATGATCCGTCGGATGTTACGGTAACGATCAACGGGTTTCCGGTCACTCCGGACGCGGTCGTCGGCCTCTTGGGCCAGATTGTTTTACCGACCGTTCCAGATCCAGCGGACACGGTGAGCGTGGACTACTGTTGGATCTGTAATCCAACGGTGGATTTCCGGCGTTTGAACTCCAAGGAATTCCGTCTCAACAATTGGAATCGGGATGCCGGTCGGCCGGTAGATACCACGCAACACAAATACCGGTATAACAACACGTTGGTCCAGCCGGACATTTTTGTGGCGTCGGATATCCGGGCTGGAATCGAGCAACCGCTACAACGTGACTTGAAGTATAGGGCGTATGAACGAGCGTACTCCACGGCCTTGAATGACCCCAACCTGTTGTTGTTAAACACGCCCATACACAAGATTGCGTACCCGCCTCTTTCTCGCACGTTGGAGTCTGAGTTCGTCAACTACCAGCCTGTTTACTTACCGGAGTCTGACCCGGTAGCCCCGTGGGAAAGAAAGGGTATCGGCTCGGCCTCAATCGTCGTCACCGAACTGGTGGTAGTGGATAACACCTCTGGCCCCTTCCCGACCGGGCACCCCATTTATTGGGCTAGGTCGATCGACCTTACCTATGATCACGTGTTCGCTATCGCGTGGCGAATGATGGTCGATGCTGTTCCGACTCCCGACGGAGTCTTCACAGGGGTTGCGTGCGGCTATTCGGACGACGACCGGGCAGTCGTGGTTGGGTTCCTGGACGACGGCGCTAAGAAGATAGGGATTTTGAAGGGCGGTTCGGGTAACGATCCATCGGCCATCACAGCCTGGACGGGAGGTCTCGACAGTTCCGGCGCACCGACGAA